AAGGTATTGGCCCAGGCGCAACAGACACAGCAGTCAACCCAGCCAGCGACCCAAGTCAATTCCCAGCATATGATGATGATGGCAATCTACAACCGGGCTTTGCTGTCAATGACGAAACAGGCGGAACATATTATAAAGGTATTGGCCCAGGCACAACTGGTGCTAGTACTACACTAACTACAGCAGAAACAGCAGCTCAATTTGACGGTATACCTCCTGGGGATGGTACCACAGTGTCGGCACTGACTGCAAAAGGTGTTGACACAACAACCCTAAACGCCGACCAAGCTGATGCTTTTTACAATGGCACAGGAACATTAACTGCCGACCAACGCACAGCACAGGACCAACAAACAGCCGCAGATGCCGCGGCATTGTATCCAGGCACAGACAATACCAATCTCAAGAATATTGATGCGGCAAGCGGAGCCATTGCCAGGAATCAAGTTGGCATTACTAATGCTGAACAAATCATTGCTGAAAACAACGCTGAACTAGCAGACCCTAACATTTCAGATGAACGCAGAGCAGAATTAGAATCCAACAATGCCAGTCAAGAAAATTACATTCGATTGGCCAACGACAACACAGCAGAACAAGAACTAGTAATTGAAGCCAATGCTGATGGATATGCAGCTGGTGGCGGCAACCCTGACAGCGGGCAAGGCCCAGATCAAGTGGCGGCACTGACAGACCCAGCTCTGGATACAGCAACTGAGCCAAACATCATCAGCACAGAAAATGCAGATGCAATTAATGCCGCTGAAGATGCTGCCATAGCAGAACAAGAAGCGGCGCAAGGAGATGCTGCCGCATTTGAAACAGTTGGACCAGCAGACCCCACAGGGGTGCTGGCTGCAGAAGACCAAGCAATTGCTGATCAAGCAGCCGCAGAAGGAGATGCCGAAGCATTTGCGCCTGCAGAAGTGTCACCTGAAGAAGATCCGTTTGAAGCAGCAAGACTAGAAGCAGAACAAGATCTAGAAAATACACAACCAGATGAATTTGAACCTCAAGACGTCAGTGCAGAACAAGATCCTTTTGAAGCGTCAAGGCTTGAAGCAGAACAAGAACTCAATCGTCAGCAGTTGACCGAAGAAGCCACAGACGTTGAACCCGGGCTGTTCGCTGGACAAACAGACGAGTTTGGCGGTGTGGATGAGGCCGTGGCACAACAACAACAGGACGTGGACAATCAAAACGATCCTGGGTTGTCTGCTGAAGAAACAGACGCAGAATTTGAACGCTTGCGAACCGAAGATCAAGAAACAAACGATGTAGATCCAGGGCCAGGCTATGTGAGCGATTCAGAAGCAATTGCCGCTCAAGAACAAGCAGCCGTAAACGAAGCACAAGATCAAGACCCTGGACCAGGTTATGTGAGCGACTCAGAAGCAATTGCCGCTCAAGGTCGAGGCGGCCTGGCCGAAGCACAAGAAAGCCAGTTTCAAGGCTCTCAAGAAAAAGCCATTAGAGACAAGGCCCAGCAGCAGGCCACGTTCCAGGCACGGTACAAACAAACAGGCAACGCTGACTGGCGAGTGAGACTGAGCCTTGGCCCCAAAGCAACATACTTGTACAATGCAGGAGCAGCAGGTATTCTTGCACCTTTGGCTGCAACAGACGGGGTAATATTCCCGTACACTCCCAGTATTACCACAACATATTCAGCCAACTACGAACAGTATGATCTAGTACACTCAAACTATCGTGGCATATATTACAAAAATTCTCGAGTGGGTGACATTCAGATTCGTGGTACATTCACTGCCCAAGATACCAAAGAGGCCGATTACCTGCTGGCAGTAATACACTTTTTCCGTTCAGCAACCAAAATGTTCTATGGACAAGATGCCGAGCGCGGCACGCCGCCTCCTGTGTGTTTGTTGAATGGTCTGGGACAGTATCAATTCTCAGATCATCCGGTGGTGATATCGTCATTTAATTACACCCTGCCCAATGATGTTGACTACATACGAGCAGGCAGTCCTAACAATTACGGCAGTAACATGTTGAATCGTCGGGCCGCAGTGGCCAGCAACCCAGGCGGACAAAGTCTAGCAGGATTGAATAGATTGATCAGTGTGGGGCTCAAGAAAGGTGCTCCAGGAACAGGTGTGCCTGACCCTAGCGCAATTCAACAAAACGTCAGCAACACGGCTGGCGCAAGTTATGTGCCAACCAAGATAGAAATTGACATTACTTTGATACCTGTACAAACACGCAGCCAAGTCAGCAAACAATTTAGCCTCAAAGGCTTTGCTAACGGACAACTACTCAAAGGAGGATTCTGGTAATGGCCACATACGATTCAACCAGTCCGTATTATGAAACAGGATACTCACAATTTTATCTTGATGTCATGGTCAACAGACCCATCCCCAAAGAGGATGACGATCAGACTTTTGTGATCAACTCTACCTATCAGTATAGACCAGATATGTTGGCTTTTGACCTTTACGATAATGCCACATTATGGTGGGTATTCTATCAGCGCAACCCCAACACCTTGCAAGCACCGCCCTTGGATTTCAAAGTTGGGACACAGATCTTTTTACCAAAAATTTCTACGCTGAAATCAGTCCTGGGGTTCTAACATATGGCCACAGTCGCAGAACTACAGGCTAGATTATCTAGCTTAGAACGTTTGATAGACGCTAACCTTGACAGGCGTGACGCACTAGTACGAGAACAAGACAAAATACAAGAACAACGACGAAAGTTGTATGCTGGTGGTGACAAAGCAGGTGCAGCTGTTTTACGATCTCAAGAAACTGCAATTGATGATCAAATTGCAGAGTTGCAAAGTCAATATCAAGACGAAGCGGCCGCACTACGCCGGCAAATTGCAGGAGCCGAAAGTGCAGCGGCTCCGCCACCACCCCAACCCCAACCGCCTGCTACTGCCAGTCAGTCGGCTCAAGATGACGCAGCCAAGGGCCCTAATGCCCCAGAACCAGCACAAGTAAACTCCAGCGGTCGTATAGTTGCGCCGTCAGACACTTCTGCCTCTAGCAATGCAGAAACCCCAGTGACGTCTGGCACAGGTGGAGACACAGGAACTAATTCCCCAGTTCGTACTACCAAACAAACACAATCAACATACTACGAAAACGATGGCACCAGTCCCAGTGCAGCAATAGAGAGCGGAACTGCAACCAAAGATGATGCGGCCTCTACAACCACAGCAACAAAACAAACTGAAGTCAATGCGGCCAACAACAACACAATAAAAGTAACTGCACAACCCAATATACTGGATGATTTTTACAGCTACACGTATTCAGCATCAGTGTATCTAATGAAACCTGAACAGTACACTAGATTGTTAAACAGCAGTACAAAAAAAATTGATGGATATAATTTATTATTTCGTAGTGGCGGTGCAGCAACCAACGTTGGTGGAGTAAGATCTCCACCCAGTGCCGGAGGCCCAACAGAAACAGAGTACGGTGCTTTTGGTGAAGAACCAGTGACACTACCCGACGGCGGTCGCAGTCCTTTCTTCCCTGATGATTTTTACATTGATTCTGTAACAATTGAAAATCAAATTTTAGGCAAAGGTACTGGTGCTGCACACATGGCAACCAGTCTTAAATTCACTGTGGTTGAACCTCAAGGAATTACGCTGTTGGACCGGTTGTACCAAGCCGTGGCCAACAATGAGCCCAAAGACGGGTCTGGCAAAGTAAATTACACAGCTGCCTTGTATCTTATGGTCATAAGATTTTATGGATACGATCAAGATGGCAATATACAGTTGCCAATCAAGGGCGGTCTGCAATCAGATTCTAATACCAGCGATCCCAAGGCCGCCGTAGAAAAGTTTATTCCTTTTCAACTCACCAAAGTAAATTGGAGCATTGGCTCTAAAACAGTTTCTTACGACTTTGAAGGAGCGCCAGTTGGTCAGATACAAGGTGGATACACGTCACGAGGTACTATTCCTTATGATGTACAATTGTCTGATATGACTGTGGGAGGCTTACTAGGCGCTGATGTCAAATACGCTCCTGATGCGCCACCGGCAGCTACCCCAGGAAAAAGCACCACAACAGATACAAAAGGAAAAAAAAACGCAGCAACTGATCCAAGAGTAGCAGGAAATTCATCGGCCGCTGCACCAGCAAAGGCAAGCGCAGCACGGACAAAGAAAACAGTTACCCAGGGACTAATGGGAGCCATGAACCAGTTCCAACAAGATTTGGTCATTCGGGGAGTTTATACAATTGCAGATGAGTATTCAATTGAATTTGTTGGAGTAGAAGGTCTAGCATCTGCTACAGACATTTCAGGAGCAAAGCTTCAAACGGCCAACACTAAAATTGACAACAGTTTGTCGCCAATGCCAACACCAACTACCAAAAATGGCGGTACTAAAAATTTGAATCCAGATAAAACTCAAGTGGACAATGTGAGTCGTAGTTTTAGTATCACTGCTGGCCAACAGATTTTACAGGCTATCGAGTTGGCTATACGTAATTCTGAATACATCAGCAAGCAAAGTTTGGTTACCAAAAACCCCGACGGATCACAAGAAGTGAATAATACAAAGACTGATCCTGTAAAGTGGTTCAACATAACAATGAGCGCAGAACGTCAGCCTGGTGGCCTTGACCGCAAACGCAATGACTATGCCTACAAAATAAAGTACACTGTGATGCCGTATGCATTGAAAAATTTAGATAGCCAGTACTTTCCTTACAGCAAATTCAGTGGCGTACACAAGAGTTATCCGTTTTGGTTCACTGGCAAAAACACTGCGGTAAGAGACTACCAAGAAACATTGAACACAATGTTTGTGGCCACCATCAGCGGTAGCGCACCAGACAACAGCTTGAATGCCATTGCCAACAGCAAATCTACTGCCAGCATGTACGACATTGTGAGATACAATTACAGCCCCCGCAGCAATCAAAGTAGTCATGGCGCTGACGGTGCAACATTTGAACCCAATGCCAATGCAGCTGAGGTGATATACAATGCTTCAGACTTGGCAGAAGCCAGAGTAAAAATTGTTGGAGACCCTGCATGGGTTCAGCAAGGCAGCACGTTTAGACCCATTACCGAAGGAACAATCAGCGCCAACACTGCTAGAACTGGTTTTGAGCCCGACGGAACCATATCTTTTGATACTCAAGATGTGCTGTTTGAAATGTTGTGGCAAAGACCAGAAGATTATGATCTCGGCACTGGCCTAGCAGATCCCTATGCTCGCACCAGCGCCAACGCCGGCGGCGTACGACAACCGTTGCAAAGTAGAGTATATCAAGCCACCAAGGTTGTGAGTGAATTTAAGAACGGGGCATTTGAACAAACCCTAAACGGTTCAATATTTAGATTTCCAATACCTAGCAAATCCAACACTGCCAACCCGTCAGCAGCCAATTCATCAACTGCTGCCACAGATGCAGGTAGAACCGATCCTGCTAATCAAACTGCAGCAACGTCAGTAAGAACTGGCCTAAACTTATCAGCAGATTCAGCCAATGCTGCACGTCGCGCATTTGCGGCAACAGACCCAAGATTAACTACCAATGCACCTAGTGTAACAGGCTCTGCCCCGGCCAGTGCATTAGCAAAAGGCACACAACAACTGTTAAATCCGCCAACGGTGTACGGAGAACCAACGTTGACACAATTACAAGGAAGTCAAGCGTATACTGTTGCAAGACGAGGCGGTGCTACACCTGAATCAGCATTGCAAACTGCAAGAGATAGTTTTGCTGACAGAGCAGGCGGAAGCCCGGTGACCAGTAATGGAGCGTCTGTTGCAACCAGAGCAGGTGCACCCTCAAATCGTTTGCCTAACGGTGCATCTAATGCCAACAATCCTAGCAGTGTAACAAATGCAGGCAATCAACTGATAGCAAAAGAAAAATAAGGATCAATAATGGCAGAAAACGCACCACGTAGCAAAGGTCGTCCCAGTAATTACAAACAAGACCGCGGCGGAGTACCAGCAGAGTTTGGTCCGTTTACTGGTATTGTGATGAGCACCGTGGATCCCACACGATCTGGACGCCTGCGTGTGTACATAGAAGCATTTGCAGACGGCGGCGAAGGCGCCATGGACGACGATGCTAAATGGACCACTGTGAGTTATATGCCATCCTTCTATGGCAATACCCCACTGAGTGAATCCAAGGGTGCCACTGATGGACTTGGTGCCTATCCAGGCAATCCCACCAGTTACGGCATGTGGTTTACACCCCCTGATGTGGGAGTAACAGTAATTTGCATATTTGTCAACGGTGACCGTAGCCAAGGTTTCTATATTGGTGTGGTACCAGAACAAGGACTGGGACACATGATACCTGCCAATGGGTCAGTTACTGCGGCACGGGCAGACATACAGAACCAAAATCAAGAAACTTATTTTGCTGATGCTCCTAGATTACCAGTTACAGAAATCAACATAAACAATGATGGTGTGTTCAATGACCCAAGATTTTATGATCAAACTAAACCAGTACAAGGATATCTTGCCCAGGCCTTGTTGCAACAAGGATTGATCAAGGATCTAGAACGAGGCACTATTCAAAGCTCAAGTCAGCGAGAAACGCCCAGCGCAGTATTTGGAATCAGCACACCAGGCACAGCCATCTATCAAGGCGGCATGGCACCCAATGATATTAGAACCAAACTCAATGCAGGTGAAATCAAACCTGGTGATGCCAGAGTAATTGGTCGAGTAGGCGGACATAGTCTGGTCATGGACGATGGTGACCTGGATGGAAACAATGCCATGTTACGTTTGAGAACCAGCCTTGGCCATCAAATTACCATGAGTGATACTGGAAACTTTTTTTACATTGTACATGCCAACGGGCAAACTTGGTTGGAGTTTGGAGTAGAAGGCACAGTAGATGTATATGCCACAAACTCGGTGAACGTGCGCACCAAGGGAGATATCAATCTGCATGCTGACCGCGACATCAACATGTTTGCTGGCCGCTATTTAAAAATGAAAAGCAAACAAGACATGCAGATAGAGTCAGGGACGTTTTTGGCCATGCAAGCACAAGAAGATATCACTTTGTATAGCAAAAGCACAATTGGAGTCAAGGCAGACGGCACACTTACACTAAACAGCGCATCAGGCTCTTGGGGTGCAGGATCTGCACTGGCATTACAAGCAGGCGGCATTGATCTCAACGGACCTGCTGCAGGCCGAGTAGACACACCGCAACCTCTGACCAAAACACTCTTGGACGATACTGAATGGGACACCAGCAAAGGTTGGATAGTCAAGACTCAAGGTCTTGAAAGCATTGTGAATCGAGCTGCCACACACGAACCATATCCTTATCACAACAAGGGTGTGGATGTTGAGATTGCGTTTGAAGAAGGCAAGCCAAGCCCACCACCGGGCGCAGTACCAGTCCCAGCTGGTGTAGAAATACAGGCAAAATAACATGGCTGAATTTACATTTAATCTTGATCAACTCAAAGCCAGTGCTAGCAAAGCACAGGCCAGTGGCGAAAGCGGATTGTATTCCAAAACAAAAGATGAAGATTTAACTTATACTGGCAATGATACCATTGTCTGGGACAGAACCAATGCTGAACGCACACGCAGAGGATTGCCTAGTTTAACCCAACTTGGTTACCCACGTCCTCCTGAAGATACCACAGGAGTAGCAACTGAAACACCAGCAACTGGATCGGCACCCACAAACCCTGACGGCTCTGCAAAAACATTTGCCATTAAAGGACCACCAGGACTCACACGCGAGCAGGCATTTGCAATATTCAAGAAACAAGCTGGTACAGGTGGACTAGTGGGATTCAAACCAGGAGAAACATTAAGCGCAGCAACACAAGCTGCGGACGGCTTGGCCGGAGCACAAGCCATGGTGGCACAAGCTCAGTCAGGTGTGACCGGCGGTCTTAACGTGGGAAATTTTGCATCTGGTTTATCAGCATCTGGAGTAGATCTGGCTACTGGACGCATACCATCAGTTGACGCAGCATTTGCTCGCGGTGGCATCAACGGCGGAGCCGGTGCGTTCAGCAGTGTACTAGGCAGTGTGGCCGGTGGGCTAGGAGCTGCCGGTGGAGCACTTGGTGGATCCCTGGCCGGTATTGCCCCAGGACTCACAGCCGCCGTGGGCCCGGCAGTGAGTTCAGTAGCAAGTTCCTTTGGCGGCATATCAGGATCAAGCCAGTTAGGGTCAGCATTGGTAGGCGCCGCAGGAGCGCAAGGTTCAGTTGCAGTAACGTCTATACAAACGATCAACAAAACAATCAGTGGATTAGCAGTTACCAGTCCCATCAACACCGCAGACTTTACCAAAATTGCCGGCGGCATTAATCCTGCAGGTGCTCTGGCGGGGCTAGGGCCCATGGGCGTACCCGAAGTCAACGGATTGCTGGCTCAGGCCAAGAATCTAGTAAATCAAGCCAGTTCAACCATAAGCAATACCAAAGGTCTTGGATCATTTGGACTTGACGCTGGACAATTAGAAACAGCTGGTTATGTAAAACCTGGTACAAAAGCATTGTTGGCAGCAAGCGCCAGCACATTCAGTAACCTTGCTAAAAGTCCGGCAGTGTGGACCGGCAAAGATGGGATTAAAAGTGCAACAGATCTGTTGTCCAATGTACCCAAGCAAAGTCAAATTCAACAGGATCTCATGGCCAAAGGCGTGGCTGGCCTGGCTGCAGTTGGTATACCAGTTAAAAATTTAAGCAGTCAAGGACTTGCTGGCATGGCACTGAATGCAGCCAAAGACCTACCCAGTGCTGAAGCATTTGCAAAAGGTTTGCCTATCCCTGGAGATGCAACAGGTGCAGTTCAAGCAGAGTTTTCAAGTGCAGTGCGTGATGGAGCATTTGCTGTGAATTTAGTACAAACCAAGATCCCTACTGAATTCAAACAAGAAGCCATACCGGTGCCAGCAGATAACACAGTAAATCGTTCCACGCTAGATGCCGCAAGTGCCAGAGTCATTGGGGATGAAAAAGTTCCTGCACCCAATTATGGTCCTAGGGTTGTGACTGACAGCCAAACCGACGGCGAATCGTTTGTGAACAAAGCAACAACGTTGATCAATAAATTCATTAATCCTGCTGGAAGGGCATATCAGGCAATAGATTCCAAATTGTCTGCGCTGGAAAATCAACAGTCAATTACTTCTGCGGCCTGGGAAGCTATCAACAATGAATTTCAACAGGCCAAGTCATTATACGACTCTGGCGGTCCTGTGTTGGCTGCTGAAGTATTCTCTCTGTATGATCGATTGGGTCCGACAACACGACAAGTCGTACTATCCTCATACTCATCTCCGACAAAAATAAATGGACTAATAACATATATTACTTCAGAATCGGCCAAGATCAAGGAAAGATTATCCCAACTGAAGTTAAAAATTGAAAGTCCTAGGAGCAGCGCCTAAAAACGCTATAAATATCATATGGCACAAAGATTCATTGGATTTAACACACAGAACCAGTTTAAAAAATTCACACTAACGGATTTTGAACTGGTCAAACGCGATCTGTTGAATGCGTTTAATATCCGTCAAGGGCAACTGCCCGGGCGCCCAGGATACGGCACTGTGCTATGGGACTATTTGTTTGAGCCACAACTGGAAGAATTACAAACAGCCATTGAAGCAGAAGTTCAGCGAGTGGGCGGCGGCGACCCCAGACTCTACATCAGTGACATCCAAACATTTCCCCAGAACAACGGTATTTTGATACAGATAGAACTAACTGTGGTTCCCAGTACTGATGCTGAACGCTTGAGTATCTTCTTTGATCTACAACAACGCAATGCCACCTATGTATAACTGAGCCGTTTTTATTGCCCATAAATAAAGTACTGAGGCACTAATAACATGGCAACCACCACAAGACAAACCGCAATATTTGGAGTTGAAGACTGGAAACAGATCTATCAAACCTATCGCGAAGCTGACTTCCAGAGTTATGATTTTGAAACTCTGCGCAAGAGCTTTATTGATTATTTGCGTTTGTACTACCCTGAAACATTCAACGACTTTATTGAATCGTCAGAATACATTGCCTTGTTGGATGTGATGGCATTTATGGGACAGGCCCTGGCCTTTCGCTCAGACCTTAATACACGTGAAAACTACATGGACACGGCAGAACGTCGTGACAGTGTGGTACGCCTGGCCAACTTGGTCAGCTACACTGCCAAACGCAACACAGCCGCCCAGGGCTTGCTCAAAGTTTTTTCAATAACCACAACAGAAAACGTAATTGACTATCAAGGTGTTAACTTGAGCAATGTCACAGTGAACTGGGCTGATCCTACCAACCCTGACTGGCAAGAGCAGTTTACTACTATTATCAATTCCAGTTTGGTCAACACTCAACGAGTGGGACGCCCTGGCAACCGCCAGACTATCTTGGGCGTGAGAACAGACGAATATGGAATCAACTTGGTACCTGGATTTTTGCCTATTGTACCTTATACTGCTACAGTAGACGGAATAACCATGCCGTTTGAGGCCATGACATCCACATCAGTGGGCGCAGATTATTTGTATGAGCCAAGCCCACGAGCCAATTCACCATTCAATGTGTTATTCCGCAATGATCAACTGGGGTTTCAGTCAGCCAACACTGGCTACTTCTTTATGTTCAAGCAAGGCGTACTTCAGAATCAAGATTTTAACCTGGCTGAAAAAGTCAGCAATCGCACAGTAAACATCAACATTGAAGGTGTCAACAACGAAGACCGTTGGTTGTACCAACTGGACAATGTTGGCACTGTATCACGTGAGTGGGAATACACAGAAAACATCTATGCGGCGGCAGCTGAACAAGTTGGTACCAGCCTGCGATCCATCTATACAGTGACATCACGCACCAATGATCAGATCACCATGGTGTTCGGCGACGGAGTGTTCTCAGAAATACCAGTGGGCACATTCCGTGCCTATGTTCGTGCATCAAATGGTTTGCAATACATTATCAATCCTGAAGAAATGCAGAGTGTGACTATTCCCATTAGTTACATCAGTCGCAACGGCAATCTTGAAACCATTACGTTCACTTGCGGTATCACAAGACCTGTGAGCAATAGCCAGGCACGTGAAACAATCGATCAAATCAAACAACGTGCGCCTGCACAATACTACACTCAAAACCGTATGGTCAACGGCGAAGACTACAATCTCTTCCCGTACACACAATACAATTCAATTGTAAAAAGCAAGGCACTGAATCGTGCAAGTATCGGCACCAGTCGTTATCTTGACCTTGTGGACAACACCGGCAAATATTCCAGCACCAACAGCTTTGGTGCTGATGGCGGATTGTGGGAACAAAACATATTGCCCACTATCCTGTTTTCCTACACCAATCGAAATGAAATAGCAGATGTGATTGCCAACCAGGTTCAACCTGGCTTGGCTGAGACTACCATGAAGCAGTTTTACTATGCTAATTTTCCTAGAGTCACTGAGTCCACCTTGCCCACATATGGTGCAACAACCTGGGTTCCTGACGCCACCTGGAACCAGAGTACCACCCTGGCCAATGAGACCACAGGATACTTTAGAAATGCAGTGACATCTGCTACTTGGCCCAACGGAACTCCAATCCCGGTGGGATTCACTACCACTACTGATTTTAAATATGTGGCAGTGGGCAGTTTGATAAAATTTGTACCACCTGTTGGCTACTACTTTGACGCCAACAATAGACTCAAATCTGGCACACCTAGTCGTGCAGATGAAACACTAGAGATTTGGGCCAGTCCTTTGAGCATACAAGGCACAGGATACAACAACGGACTTGGCAATCTCAGTTCAGGCGCAGGTCCAATCACACTGAATAATTTTATCCCAACCGGTGCTCTAGTTGATACTATTATTCCACTATTTGTGTCAGACTTGCCATTGGCACTGGAACAGTCAATGGCCGAACAAATTTTGCTCAATCGTAATTTTGGTATTGGCTATGACAGCAACGGTGATATCACCGATGTGCCGTATTCTTGGTACTTGATTACCAGCACCAACTTAGCCACTGACAGCACATTCAGTCAAGCCAACGCAGGATCTAATACTGGTACAAATCAAGATGCATCATGGTTGATTCAGTTTGTGGTTCAAAATCAAAACTACACAATAACTTTCCGTGGCTTGGCCTATTACTTTGGGTCAGTGCTGAGCACACGCTTTTTCTTCTATGATGGCTCACAAATTTACGATTCACGAACTGGCACAGTGATCAAGGACTATATCAATGTTTTAGCAGTAAACACTAGACCTGACTCTACAGATCATTTGTCTGGAGATATTGTCATGACCATTACTGGGCAACCTGTTGAATCAGACGGCTATGTAGACGATTTCCAAGTGCTGGTCAGCTATCGTGACAGCGACAATGATGGTGTACCTGACAACCCTGATTTCTTCAATGAAATTGTTGCTCCTTCTATAGACCCCACACAAAAGTACATATACCTACAAAAAACTCTGGACTTTGACAACCTACAACGTTATCTGTTGGTAACCCAAGGCGAAGTCGTTAGTGACTATGCCACTCTAGATGATATTGAGTTGGTCAAGACTGAATGGACTCCAGGACAAGTTTTTTATGCCTACACAGATGAAGCATTTTATCAATTGAGCGTGGGAGCCACAGGACTACGAACCTTGATTGACGTCAGTACAGAGTGGTTGGCCAAGACAGGTCGTCAAGACTTGTACTTTCAATACCGACACAATGCACCATTGACCACTCGTATTGATCCAGGCACCACTAATATCATTGATCTGTATGTGGTCACGTTGACCTACTATACTGCTTATCAAAATTGGATTCAAGATACCACAGGCACTGTGATTGAACCTGATGTACCAAGCCTCGATGAATTGACAACCACTTACCAAGGCCTACAAAACTTCAAGATGTTGAGCGATAATATTATTTTGAATAGTGTTGTATTCAAACCCCTGTTTGGACAAAAAGCCGCAGCAGAATTACGTGCAACAATCAAGGTTATCAGAGCCAGCGGCTCAACTGCCAGCACCAGTGAAATTAAAAGTTCTGTGGTTGCCGCGATGAATACCTACTTCAGTATCGACAAATGGAACTTTGGAGACACATTCTACTTCAGTGAACTTGCGGCCTACCTACATAGTGAACTAGGATCAATTATCAGTTCAGTGGTACTAGTACCGTTGAACTCACAAAAGTATTTTGGAGACTTGTACGAGATACGGTCAGAACCAAACGAGATATTTGCTAATGGTGCCACTATCAATAACATTGAAGTTATTGAAGCATTGACCAGTACCAACTTGCGTACTGCGCCTGGTAGTGGAGTAATTTAATGGCAACAGTTCGTAGTGTAGATTTTCTTCCTGAAATTTTTCAGACTGATGCTAACAAACAATTCTTGGCCGCCACACTTGATCAACTGATTCAAGAACCTAACTTTAGAAAAACACAAGGATTCGTTGGTCGCTCGGTAGGTCCAGGAGTTGACCCTAACGACAAGTATGTGGTTGAACCCACAGCAACCAGAGCCAATTATCAATTGGAACCAGGTGTGGTCAGTCTCATACCTGAGACCAGTCAGATCCGAGATGCAATCACTTATCCGGGACTGAACGACGCCATTGGATTTCAAGGTGGCAATGCTAGTCGCCCAGATCGATTGTACTCAAGCGAATATTACACGTGGGATCCATTTGTAGATTTTGATGCGTTTGTTAATTTTTCACAATATTTTTGGGTACCCGGCGGCCCTGACACTGTGGATGTGGCTGCAACTGGTGTGTCCACGTCAGACAATTTTGTGGTCACCAGGGCCAATGGAGTTTATACTTTTTCCGGGGTCAACGGCGACAACCCTATCATTGAACTGGTACGTGGCGGCAACTACACTTTTCAAGTGGCTCAGAACAGCACAGAAACTGTTAACTATCGAGTGAGAAATTCAGGCACATCGGCCTATGTAATTGATTTTCAAAACAATCCCAGCCTGACATTAGCTCGCGGCAACACCTATGTGTTTAACTTGACGCTGGATGGAGTGTTCCCGTTTTGGATCAAGACTCAACCCACTACGGGTACTGGTGAAACATACACTCAAGGAGTTAGCCGCAATGGTGCAGTCACTGGCTTGGTAACATTCACAGTGCCTCAGGATGCACCCGACACCCTGTACTATGCCGCACAAAATCAAGCTGGTATGCAAGGCACATTGAATATTGTGGATGGCACCCCAGGAACAGGACCAGGATTCTGGATTCAAACAACTCCCGGAGTGTCGGGTACAATCACTGCCACTCCCAACATATCCAGTAGAGACGTACTGGGTGTGACCAACAACGGCGAAGATTTAGGTACAATAGTTTTCAATGTACCAGCCAAGGATGCACAGAGTTTTTACTACAACTTGACCAGTATTGGCCAAGTCGATTTGGTAACAGACATGCAGTTTGCACAGATCAACAATCAACCAGTCAGCGATTTCATTAGTCAATACAATGGCATTGACGGGATTACAAATCTTGATGGTCGTACTTTGGTTTTTACCAACCCCATCGAAGATACCGAAGCGGGCGGCTGGTATCGTACCAGTTTCTTTGACCCACTTATAGATGATGCATCTAATGTGGGCGTGGCCGGCAGCTATGACAGTGTGCCTTATGATTATACTATTGATATTGCACCCAACCAACGCTATCAAAAGTATCAAATCAGCTATGTAAATATTGCAGGTATTGTGTACATACAAGTAAACAAGATAGCTGATATTGCACCGTTAGAAAAATTTATCATTGGTTATGGCCAAACCTACAGCAACACTCAATGGTACAAGGACGCCACCGGCGAGTTCCAGCGTATTCCGCTGTTGTCCGCAGTACAAGATACCTTGTACTATCAAGATGGCACAGATCCAGAAATCTTTGGACGCATCAAGCTGATAGAGCAGACACAAACCAACATTATCTATGTGGATGAAATTCTAGGACGCAACACCTATACCAGTCCCAACGGTGTGGAATTTAGTAACGGCCTGAGAGTGCGATTCACCGGTGATGTATCGCCTGCCAGTTATGGATCTGGTTCATCTGCATTTGAATACACCGCAACTGAAGCTGGTACAAACTACATCACCTATAACGATTCCACTGATTTATATGTGGGACAACAAGTGGTATTTTCCTCACCATCCCTGGGAGGACTCAATGCGGGCCAGACCTATTATGTAAGGTCAATTGCGGCCAACGGTCTCAAATTCACAGTGAGTGCAGCTGACGGTGGTCCTGCTGTGGTATTGGCAAATGGTACGGGGGTGGCCGCGGCCACAGCAATCAGCAGTAGAGAATACTACGTGAGTGGAGTGGGCACTGCAATTGAACTGTTACCTGCTGTGAATTATGTTGTACCTGAACTGTATGTGGAAGATGCAGATGACAGTACAATATCTACAGAACCAGGTCAACCAGATTACTTGACCATTGATCGTTCCAGCAAAGATTTGAATGCCTGGACTAGAAGTAATCGTTGGTTCCACATTGACGTGCTCAATGCCACAGCTGACTACAACAACACCACTGCGGTGCTGGACAACAACTACCGGGCCAAGAGACCTATTGTACAGTTTCGGCCTGGCATGCGCCTGTGGAACATGGGCACATCGGGCAAAGCACCAGTGGATATCATTGACTTTGAAGAAACAGATGCCTTTTCCAATATTGAAGGAACTACCAGTTATACCACTGATGGTTACACATTTGTAGAAGGCACACGAGTTATTTTTGCGGCAGACGAAGATACTTCTGTACGCAATAGAATCTATATTGTGAGCTTTGTTACACCAGACACTGTGGCTCCCTTGATACCACAACCTATTATTACTCTTACCCAGGCCAGCGATGGATTGGTTTTACTAGATCAAGCTACAGTTTGCATCAGCGGCAACACTACCGCTGGAAAAACGTTTTGGTACGACGGAATTGAATGGACCGAAGCCCAACAAAAAACTTCAATTCAGCAAGCTCCGTTGTTCAATATCTACAATCCTGATGGCGTGAGTTTTGGAGATGGTACCCAGTATCAATCAACTACATTTGCAGGATCAAAACTGTTCAGCTATGCTGTGAGTGACACAACTATTCTTGACCCGGTACTACAGTTTCCTCTCAAGTACTTGAACATCAACAACGTTGGTGACATTGTGTTTGACAACAACTTGTATGTTGACACATTCTTGTATGTGGTTGACAACGTTAGTATCACATCAGACATTAGTTCTGGATCTGTGAGAGAATACGCCAACCGCACTGATTATCAAAAGTTAATAGGCTGGCAAAAGGCCGCAGTGGATCAACAACTGTATCAGCAGTTTAAATTTTCATACACAGGTGCCACACTCAAACTAGATGTGGCTGTATTGTCTCAAACATCTATTGCTACACCAGTAATCAAAATATATGTGGGAAGCGTTTTTATTGATCCCGGCAAATATACCTATACCACCACCGCTAACAGCACTGTTATAACTTTACTCAATACCTATGCTCTGACAGATATTGTAGAAGTGCTGGCGCTGAGCGATCAAACCAGTAAAGTTGCATTTTATCAGGTGCCTGACAACTTGCAAAGTAACCCATTGAACTCAAATTCACAAGAGTTTACACTGGGAACTATTCGAACTCATTATCAAAGTATCTGTGAAAATCTGCAGACTCTTCAAGGCCCAGTAAACGGCGCCAACAACACACGAGATCTTGGCAACATAATTCCTTACGGTCTGGTTATCTTACAACAAAGTAGTCCACTGACTCTGGCCGGCTACTTCATGCGCAGTACTGATTATAATATTTTTGCGTCAATGCAATACAACAGTCGCGAATATATTAAATTCAAAGCACAAATGTTGGATTCAGTACTGACACAAAATATTGGATTTGAAACCACTGCACAAATACTTGATACTGCTATACAAAATGTAACATTGGGCAAATTAGATACCCAACCATTTTATTGGAGTGACATGATCCCTGCTGGCATCACTTATGCCAGCACCGCCTACACTGTGAGTTTTATCACAACCAATGTATTTGATACTGTACAGGTGTATGATTTTAATACTCAAAATTATCTTGGTCTTTTGGTATATCTCAATGATCAACAGTTGACTCGAGATGTAGACTATACAGTGGCTACCGACGGTCCACGTATCACTGTGTTGGTCTCGCTGGCAGTGGGAGACGTACTACTGGTCAATGAATACAACGCCACCTATGGCAATTTTGTACCCAACACACCCACCAAATTAGGATTGTATCCTTCATGGAAACCAGCGTTGATAACTCAGGTCACCAGCAACGGTAACGCACAATTTATACTGGGCCATGACGGCAGTACCACTCCTGTGTTTGGCGACATTCGTGACGATGTGTTACTGGAATTTGAAACACGCATCTACAACAACCTCAAACTAGATGACAACCCAGTACCACTCACTATTGACGATGTGTTGCCAGGACAGTTCCGTAACACAGGATACACATTTGAAGAAATCAACACCATCTTCAGCAGTGACTTCTTGGCCTATTGTGGATGGAACAAACTGGACTATAATACTCAAAATTATTTGGCCAACAACGAATTTACCTACAACTACAGTAGCAGTAACAATCGTCTTGATAACCAACCGCTGTTGGGTGCCTGGCGTGGAATTTATCGATATTTCTATGATACAGAACAACCCAGTTTGACTCCATGGCAAATGTTGGGCCTGACCAAAGAACCCGACTGGTGGCAAGATACGTACGGCCCAGCTCCTTATACTTCTGACAACTTGGTATTATGGGACGACTTAGAAGCTGGCCTAGTGGCAGACCCCGTTGCACCATACACAGTGCCAAAGTATGCACGACCAGGATTGACCTCTGTAATCCCTACCGACAGCGAAGGCACGTTATTAAGTCCTCTTGACTGTGTGGTAGGTGTTACTCCTTTGAATTCCGCGCTTAACAGTAAATTTTCCAAGAGTTGGGCGCTAGGAGACGGCGGCCCAGTTGAAGCATCTTGGTACAACAGTTCGTCATATCCATTCTCCGTAATGCATGTGCTGGCAGTCACACGTCCTGCAAAGTTTTTTGCACTGTTTGCTGACCGTGACAGATATCGATACAATCTGGATTATGATCAATATCTACTGGATGATCGTTATCGGTTGGATGCCAACGGTGTTGAAGTTTACGGCAACGGTACAAGCAAAGCCAGTTATATCAATTGGATTGTGGATTACAATCGCCAGACTGGCATTGATTCAACTGACCTATTGACTGCAGACCTACAGAACCTGGATGTTCGATTGTGCTATCGAATGGCAGCATTCTCTGACAAACAATACATCAAATTATTCACAGAAAAATCCAGCCCTAATTCAACCAATACTGCCCTGATGATCCCAGATCAAAGTTATGACATTTTATTGTACAAGAATCAACCGTTTGATCAAGTGAGATACAGTAGTGTTGCAGTACAAAAAGTCTCCAACGGCTATGCTGTTTTTGGATTTGGTAATCAACAGCCCTACTTTAACATATTGCAAAGTCAGGCCGTAGGGCGACTTGAAACCTATAGTTCAGGTGGCATTACTGTGCGTATTCCTACTTTCTACACCAACACTGTGGTACAAGTTCCATACGGATTTGTATTCAATAACGAAACTGCTGTGTGTGATTTCTTGGCCAGTTACGGTGAACTTTTGGGCACACAAGGGCTAACATTTACCAACATTGCCAATGGTTATGTGTTGGATTGGCCACGCATGATCAATGAATTCTTGTATTGGAGCCAACAGGGGTGGAGTACAGATGCAATTATAAATCTAAACCCACTGGCTGCTAGACTAGAAATTTCTAGACCTCTAGCTGTGGTTGACAGTATCAATACTGAAACCACAGAGAACCTGTTGTTGAATCAAAATTCACAAGAGATACCACCACGAGCACTCAACATAGTAAGACTGGGTAATAATTTCAGTATCGAACCGTTGAACCTGGACGCCATCAGTTATATTGACATGAGATTCACCAACTACGAACACATGATTGTGTTGAACAATCAAAGTGTGTTTGGAGACCTAATCTATGATCCCACAACAGGCGCACGACAAAGCAGATTGAGCATGGTGGCCATGACCACTGCTGACTGGAACGGATCAGTTGATGCACCTGGATTTATCTTGAATCAAAATAACGTTCAAGAGTGGACTGGTTTAAAAACCTACAGCAAGGGCGAAATTGTAAAATACAAAAATGTATATTGGTCAGCACTGACAATTGTACAGCCTACGGACAAGTTTGATTTTAATGTGTGGACTCAAAGTGACTACACGCAGATTGAGTTGGGCCTGTTGCCCAACTTGGCCAACAAAGCTGATCAACTGGCCAACAGTTACAACATCAACGCAGCAAACATTGAATCAGACAATGATTTGTTGGCATATGGCCTGATAGGATTCAAACCTCGTCAGTACATGGCGGCATTGAATCTTGATGACGTTAGTCAAGTAAACGTGTACAGACAATTCTTGGATACCAAGGGTACATTACTGGCCACAGAGTTATTCAGACAGGCCAACCTTGGTAAAGAATCTGCCGACTATAACATATATGAAAATTGGGCAGTACAACGAGCAGTGTATGGTGCCAACGCTAATCGCAGTTACTTTGAACTACGACTTGATCGTGCCTTGCTTAGTAGTAATCCTAGCTTGATTCAAGTCATACAGCCACAACAGGTCAGTGAAGCTGATCAAACTATCTTCCTCAGCAGTGTGTGGCGACAAAGTTTTGCATTAACATCAACTGACATTTTACCAGTGACCACAGAATTACCAACAGATCTAGCATTGCCCACTGCTGGTTATGTGAGTTTAGATGACGCTGATATCACAGTGTTTGACATTGAAAATTCTGCCAGTCTTGCGGCCAACATCGATGCTATTCAAGTAGGCACCAGTGTATGGGTGGCCAAAGTTAACAGTTACGATTGGGACATATACCGTGCTCAAGCGGTACCAGGTACAATTCAACACGTTTGTGATAATCTTGATGGCACCAGCCGAGTGATCTTTTCAACCAATCATGGCCTGGCGGTCGGCAACAAATTGATTATCAAATTCTTTGACCCAGAAATCAACGGTGTGTATCAGGTGTTGTCTGTGCTAAATTTGACCACAGTGAACATTGCGTTTGACTTCACTGGCGATCGTGTTGTGGCCAATGGATCTGGTTTAGGATTCACCTTGCAAACTATGCGTGTGGCCCAGGCCAGCGATGTGATCAATTTGCCATATGCCAACAATATTCTACCAGGTGCTAAAGTGTGGGTAGACAACAACGGCGCAGGCTTATGGGAAGTTTTACAAAAGAACACGGTATTCTCTGATATCATTTCATTGAATCCTGTGTTGTTGGATGCAGGCGAACAGTATGGTGCCAGCGTGGCACAGGCCCGTAATAGACTGGCTGCCTTGGTAGGAAGTCCTCGATATGGATTTGGCTCTGGTGTAGAGTACGGTGCAATTTATGTGTATGTCAAGAGCTACGGAGACCAGTACATACCAGTTAGTCCCATTGGAACTAACGATTCAATATTGACAGTGACAACCACTGGTGTAAGAGGCCTGGGCAATTCTGCTGATTTTGGCGATCAAACCTGGGCTGTGGCCGGAGCCAGTGCTAGCCAAGGCACTGGAAGTCTAGCCAATGTAGGCTATGCATTTGTAATTTTCCGTGATCCTCTTCTGGGAGAACCAGGCAGTATTCCTTATACCACATGGCAACTGTTGACCCCGCCCACTGCCCCAGATCGTGCTGTAACAGGAGAGATGGGATACTCAGTGGCAGTCAGCCAGGACGAGCGTTGGATGTATGTGGGTGCACCGGGTGCAAACCAAGTACATGCCTATGGTCAAGTTGACTGGCAACAGCAGGAATTGAAAGTATTTGCTGATGGTGTGACCAAGTCTTGGAACATCAATAATTCAGTCCAAATTGACAACATATATCAGTTAAAGGTCAGTCTAAATAGACAAGTGCAGACAGTGGGAGTGGAGTACACCATTACTGGCCTCAACACAGTGGCCTTTATCAACACTCCAGGATTGTTTAATGCCACTGCCATTGTACCAGGAACAGAATACACTATTCTAAGTGTTGGTACAACAAACTTTGTTGCAATTGGTGCGGCTAGTAATACAGTAGGAGTGACCTTTACTGCCACAGGTACTGGTACAGGTACTGGTACTGTGCTAGAAGAAACCTTGATTGAGTTTGCAAGATACAACAGTTATCAAATTCCATACACCGCTGTGACACAGAACTTGGCAGATGGTCTAGATGCCAATGGTCGTAGACTAGGTCTAGCCACAGTAGAAACTGACAACATCTATTCGTTCAGTATCAAGCTCAACGGCAATCTGTTGCGACCCAATATTGATTATACCCTTGCTGGAACCACAGTAACATTTTTGATATCATTTATCAGTGCAGATATCTTGGTGGTATCTGCCAAGGGATATTTTACCTATGTGTATACCATTGATTCCAGTGATATCACAGGCGGACTTACTGCCGGAAATAGATTTGGGCACAGCGTATGCTGTACCACAGACGGACGTCAGGTACTGATTGGCACACCATACAAGGCCATGGCAAATGCCATCAACACAGTGAGCAATACAGGAGTAGCAGCAGGCGCAACAACCTACAGTAATCTCAGTCAGTACAGCACCTCAGGTTCAGGGTTTGGTGCCAAATTTGATGTGAGCCGTAGTGGCTCATCATATGTGGTCACAGTGGTACGTGGCGGCCAAAACTATGCAGTCAATGATACTGTGACCATTCTAGGCACATCGCTGGGTGGTACCAGTGTAAATAATTTGACCATAACAGTAAACTCAGTTGAAACCATCACTGAAACTGGATCAACTTATGTGTTTGATCGTAGTGTTCAGAAATTCATTTACAACTCAGATACTAGCACAGTTAATTTCACAGTGCTTGGCACAGTAACTGGACCAGTTAGTGTATTGGTGAACGGTCAGTTTTTGATCAATCAACAAAACAGCGTGGATGCCGGTCCAGGGCTGTTCAACACATTCACTGTGAACGGTAATATTGTTACCATAGATGCCAACTTGGCCACAGGTGACATAATTGAAATAGAGACCAATCAGTTCCGTCAAGTTCAAGAAGTTGAACAAAACATCATTGCTGAGTTCTCAAACTTTGGTCAAGCCACAGACATTTGCAGCAACAACTGTAGTCTGTATGTGGGGGAACCACAAAGTAGTCAACAAGTTTTCAAAGGTGGCGTGGTCGAACGTTTTGTAAACCAAAGTCGAGTGTATGGAACAATTACTGCCACTGTGAGCAATCCAGTGCTTACCATTGGCAACACTATCAGAGTCAACAATATAGATGTGATATTAACTGACACCACTGTAACAAGTCTAGCCAGTGCAATTAATACTACAGTACCAAACGTGTTGGCCACAGTCAACACCGCTGGATACTTGACCCTGAGTGTGAAGAATTCAGATGCCGCCCCAGAATACAACAAACTGCAAGTGGCTCCGGGCAGTATAGGTACTACATTTGCTACCCTGGGTTTTGAAACATTTGCTTGGACTCAAACTATTGAAAGTCCGTATGCCACAGAACTAGCAGGATTTGGTGGTAGTGTCAGCATTGATGACTCTGCGATCAATCTAGTGGTAGGTGCGCCCCGAGGTACCTTGTATCTTGAAACAGAATTTGACGATGGCACCACCTTCTTTGATGCTGGTAGTACTGTGTTCTTTTCGATCATTGTGCAAAGTGGAGCAGTATACACATACGACTATCTCCCTAGCTCAACACTGTTGATAACCAACCCAGGCAAGTTTGTGTTTGGGCAACAGGTCAACAATTCAGATGTTGCACCATATGATGGGTTTGGCACAGTAGTAAACTATACTTCTGGGGTGCTCATGGCCGGTGCACCTAAAAACGACTACAGCGACAGCACCGCTGATTACGGTGCAGTGTTTGTGTTTGAAAACTCCACTCGTACACCTTCATGGACAGTGTTGAGAGAACAACAACCAGTGGTAGATATTCGCTTGTTGAACAGTGTGTTCTTGTACGATCGAATCACCAGTGCCAAGTCAGAATTTTTGGACTTTATCAATCCGTTGCAAGGTAGAATACTTGGGGCGGCCAGACAAAATCTTGATTACATTGGTGCAGTAGATCCTGCTGCCTACAATATTGGTCCTGCAAATATCACAGGAACCACCTGGGGCGCACAACAAGTAGGCGAGTTGTGGTGGAACATCAGTTCTGTAAGATTCATTGATCCCAACCAAGATTCAATAGTGTATGCAAGTCGACGCTGGGCGCAGTTGTTCCCAGGTAGTGAGATTGATGTGTATCAGTGGGTGGTCAGTGCTCAACCGCCAGGTAGCTACACTGGCGAAGGTACGCCGTTGAACGCTGTGTCTTACACGGTCAACAGTCGACTCACCATAGATGGAACATTTGCCACTGAATATTATTTCTGGGTGCGAGGCATTACTGTTACCGCTACACAACTAGGCAAGACATTACCGGCCAGCACAGTGGCTTCCTATATCCAAGATCCACGTGCCAGTGGCATTGCCTACATGGCACCTATCAATGCCAGCACTATTGCATTATATAATAGTGCTGATTACATTGAAGCCAGCGATACTATTATCAGCATTGAGTTTGATCGTGAATTGACCACAGACAATGTTCACGTGGAATATGAACTGATCCCACAAGATCGTGCAGACGGTTTCTTGAGTTCTGGCCTGTATCGTAAATTCCAAGACAGTTTCTGCGGAGTTGACACCTTTGGTAATCTAGTACCAGATCCCAATCTAAGTCCAGCTGAACAGTATGGCGTACAGTTCCGTCCACGACAGAGCATGTTTGTGGACCGTTTGGCTGCACTAAAGAACTATCTTACTAGGGCTAATACAGTACTGGCTCAATACCCTATTGCCGAAACAAGAATTTTTAATCTATTAAATTCCAGCGAACCTGAGCCGAGTCAAACCGCCTTGGTAAACGGAGTCACAGTGACCAACTGGAATCTGCGTGTGGCAACTCAAGAAATATTGGGATTCCAACAACCAATTTGGAGTAATCCTGATGGGCCCATACCTGTTGGCTACAAATATCTAGTGGTGACTGACAGCGCCAACCGAGGCTTATGGACAATCTATACTGTGCAAGACAGTGACGTCACAGCAGGACAACGTGTGTTGGTGTTGACCAGTGTTCAAGGATACAATACTCCAGACTACTGGAGTTACATTGTGTGGAATCGCCCAGGATACAACCCTAGTACCAAAGTAATCACAGAGGTTGTGAACTATGCAGCATTGAGTGGGCTTACTGTTGACGTTGGTAGCTCAGTCAAGGTCACAGCCAATGCCCAAGGAAAGTATGAAATTTATCTGCGCACTGACACAGGATACGAACGTGTGGTACTACAAGATGGTACTATAGCATTCTCAGCAGAATTGTATGACTATGCACTGGGCAGATTTGGATTTGACCTTGAAGTTTTTGATGCACAATACTACGATCAAGAGCCAGTGATAGAAACTCGCAAGGTTATTCAAGCCATCAATGAAGAGTTGTTTATAGACGATCTAGCTATTGAACGCAACCGGGCCTTGGTGCTGATGTTTAACTATGTGTTGAGTGAATTTTCAGCGCCTGAGTGGCTGGTCAAAACCTCCTTGATTGATGTGGATCATAGAATCCGAGAACTGTTACCGTTCCAGAACTATCGTCAAGACAACCAAGAATTTGTGGCAGATTACATTCAAGAAGTCAAGCCATATCATGTGAGCATTAGAGAATTTAACCTGAAGTATACCGGTAGTGATCAATCCTTTGGAGACAACACAGACTTTGATGTGCCGGCTTACTTCAATACTGACCTGCAGATAGCAAAATACACCAGCCCAATCTTATTACCTTATGAACATGGCACAGCATTTAACGCCAGTATCAATATTCAAAGCGATCTACCTGCGTCAAGCACAGTATGGGAAGAATGGCCTTACTCACAGTGGTATACAAATTATCTGTTGAGTCTTGACAGTGTGGAAATAATTGATAGTGGATCAGGATATAATGAACCACCTCAGGTGACATTTGTAGGAGACGCTGTAGTAGTTGCTCAGGGTACCGCAGTGATCAACAGCCTGGGCCAGGTGGTGGCAGTCACAGTAACCGATCCAGGACAAGGATATCGCAGCACTCCTACTGTTGAGTTCAGTGGGGGTAACGGTACAGGTGTTAGGGCCTATGTGCATCTGATTGGTTCAGGTATGGGCCAAACGTTCAACACTGAACAAACTGGCGTTGCAGATAGTTATAATCTAGTAAGAACTTTCCGCACTGTGATCAAGTATGACCGCTTCCAGTATTTCAGTGATGTTCAAACCTGGAGTTCCAACGGAACATATCAAGATGGCCAGCTGGTAAGATTTGATAATCGCGTGTGGCAAGCTGCCAGTGCTGATTCTACTGCTGTGGTTGGACCAACTTTTAATCTAGAAGACTGGACAGAAGTAAATGCAGGCACATTCAACAACGGCGTGGGACTGACTGGCGTAGATCGAACAATGGGCTTGTATGTGCCAGGAGTGAATGCGCCTGGACTTGAATTACCGTTGTTAGTTGATGGAGTTGATTACCCTGGTGTGCAAGTGTACGGAGATTATTTCCTAGGCGATCCCTTGGCAGTAGATGCAGAATACACCAGCGAATTTACAGATGCTACACTGGGCACATTACCCACAGACATCAATGTTGACGGCGGCGAGTTTATTGGCTTGTACGAAGGCCATGCTCCTGAAGAGCTGGTCAATGGCGCAGAATTTGACACCCTGGACATGCGTGTGTACACCCGACCAGGAGCTGATTGGAGCCGTGACGGACATGGTTTCCAATTGGGAACCATAAGATACGAATACGAACCTGCGGTAACTTCAACTTTGAGTTGGGCAGGTGTTGTCGAACATCCAGTGCAGGTATTGGTCAGTAATATTACCACAGGAATAGATCTTGTGCCAGGCACTGATTTCACCATCGACTGGGACGACTACACAATCACCTTGTTGACCGTAGCATCCGGCAACATTGTGAATATCTCAGTATACGAGTTGGGTGGTGGCAGTCAATTGTATCGTGCCAATTACCTTGGCGGAGACATTGGATCTACAGTAATCATTCCAGTGAACACCGCAGAAATTAGCGATGTTTATGTGTTTGTGAATGGTGCATCAGTGGGCGGCATCAGTTGGACACCTTACATTGAGAGCACCACCTGGGATATTTTGGATAGTTATTCAAGATTGGATATTGTAAACAACAGTGGTACCTATTACCGCGCACAGCAGAATGTACCGGCTGGAATTGTTATTACTGACCTGGACTACTGGATCAGCTTTGTGCCCACACTTGAGAGTGAAGTTGATCTTGGTACCAGTTATGGCTTTGGCTCAGGAATTGCTCTAGTGGCATTTGGCCTGACCACAGTTGAAGCTGGTTATTTCGTCAAGGGCAATCAATACACTATTGCCACACTTGGTACCACTGATTTTGTTTCGATAGGTGCTGCGTCAAACACAGTGGGAGTGACCTTTACTGCCACAGGTATTGGTACAGGGACAGGCACCGCCACAATCGACCTCAGTTGGAGCACTCCACAGGTACAGTACAAAGTGGCTGATGCAGCTATGGTAGCCACACCCGTAATCACATTGACCAACAGCATACAAGGCAGCAACTCTGCTAACATGGTGATCACACGCAATGGCTTGCGACTACAACCACCCGAAGGCATCGAATGGACTGGTAATAATGTTGAGGTGAGTTTTGGGTTGCCACAACGTGGTAACTACAGCCAAAGCATTATTGATGCTCCTAATGACATCCAGGTTTGGGTGGACAATGTGCTACAAGTACAAAGCGTTGGCGCTACAATAGGTAGTTACGCTGTAACCAATTATTCAGGATCAAACACACCTGGTCGTCAAGTGGTGTTTACTAGCCCACCACCTAGTGGTGCTAGAATATTGATCAGTGTGGATACCGAAGCAGATTATCGAGTGGTAACACAAACCGTACAAATTTCTTCAGGAGTCAACCTAGATGATGTGTTTGCTGTTATCACCTGGAACGATACAGCACAACAAAATCCAGTGACCTTGGTATTCAATGGTCCTATAGTGAGTGGATTGACCATTGCTGAACCTTACGACAGCACAGTTTATGATGCTGCTTCTGTGTCAGGAGACCCTGGATCTTATGATTATTCGGTTGGTACTGCGGTCTCCAGCAATGACTTTTTATTGAACCGTACTAGTGTCAATGCAGGACGATTGTGGGTGACATTAGATGGATATAGATTGTTTGAGGGAGCTGATTTTACAGTTGAAGATGATGGGTCGACTCTTGAAAGTGCAACCTTGATCTTAGCCTCAGGTGCTATTGGTCCTGCACAAATTCTTGCTGTGACTATGTTTACTGACAGCATAGTTCCAGAATCCATGGCTTTCAGAATATTCCAAGACATGCGTGGGGTGCAAGCCACATATCGAATCACTGCCGCAACTTCAACCACACTGAGTCAAGACCTCAGTGCCACTGCTGACACCATTTATGTCACCGATGCTTCTGTGTTAACTGAGCCTAATCTTGAACTAGGTGTGTTTGGTGTAATTACCATTGACGGCGAACGTATCATGTATCGCTACAGAAATACAGCTCTTAACACAATTAGTAGTCTCTTGCGTGGTACTGCAGGAACCGCATCTGCAAGTCATAGTACTAGCGCAGATGTCTACGATACCGGACGAGGTAATTTACTAGATCAAAGATATCAAGATTACGTAGTGACCAACTCTTCAGATGGAACATTAAGCGGGACCTTCCCGTTAGGAGACGGAACAACTAGCGTATTTTCTGCCCCATTAATTGACGTAGCTGATTTTGAAGACAGTTCAACAGAAAACTTGTCTATTGAAGTATACGTAGGTGGGCGCCGTCAGTACAAGTACAGCGATACCACAGCCACCAGCCAATACCGCTGGTTCCTGAGCCTATTTGACCCAGTTACTATTGAATTTGTAGTAGATGGCGCTGTGTATCCTGAGTTGCGAGCCCCGGCAGAAGGTAGCGAAGTTACTATTTTGGTTCGCCAGGGCGTGACTTGGTATCAACAAGGGGCAACAACTGCCAGCAATGGCGTGGCCTTGCAAGATACTGACACTCTGGCCGCAAGGTTCTTGCGCGGTGAATAAAGTAGGCTAAATAAGTGATCATGTCAAACACACAACAAAAACAACCAGTTGAGGCCAAATCGCAGGAAAAACCCAGACGGCCCAACGAAACCGGATCTATATCTGTCCAAGCGCACATGAGAATTTTTGATCCTAAAACACAAAAAACCTACGTGGAGGGTCGTGCATGATTTCGGCAGGATTGGCAAAAATTACTGGTCATGTAAAAATACATGATCCCAAAAGCGGCGAGATTTTCTACAACGATCACAACGCTATTCACTATGAAAACATATCTATTGCTATGGCCCAAACGCTCAGCGATAGAAACATTGGCTATATCTATCAAATGGCATTTGGCAACGGCGGTAGCTCAGTAGACCCAACTGGGGTGATCACATACTTGCCCCCAAATACCACTGGTCAAAATGCTGATCTTTACAATCAAACCTATCAAAAAGTAGTCAACGACAATTCAGCGGCTGACACTGACCCAGTCAATAACAAAATGACAGTGTTGCACACATCGGGCAACGTGTATACAGATATTTTGGTGCAGTGTTTGTTAGATTACGGTGAGCCAGCTCAACAGCAGGCTTTTGACAATTCAACCAATTTTAATGGTGAATTTGTGTTTGACGAACTGGGACTCAAGGTCTGGAACGGTGCAGTGGATAACTTGCGCCTGATAACTCATGTTATTTTCCACCCTGTGCAAAAGAGCTTGAATCGTCAAATTCAAATTGATTACACTGTGAGAATTCAGACATTGAGCAATATCAATGCTGTATAAATATTGAACTAGGAAACAGACATGGCATATACAATCAATCTTACTGACGGCAGCGTGTTTGCCACAGTCAACGACGGCACAGTAAACACTGCAAGTAGCATGACTCTTGTGGGTAAAAACTACGCAGGGTACGGGGAGTTTTTGGATGAAAACTTTATACACTTGCTGGAAAACGGCTCAAATACTTCGGCACCAGTAGCACCGCTTACAGGACAACTATGGTGGGATAAAACCAACAACTTGCTCAAAGTTTACAATGGTAGCATATTTAAAACTATCAGTGCCGCCACTGCCAGCGCCACTCAACCGTCTTCAAACGTCACAGGTGACCTTTGGTATGACACCACAAACCAACAGGTCAAAGTATACACTGGCACCAGTTTCATTGTTGTGGGTCCTGCATTTACATCAACAGAAGGCACCGCTGGTGCAATTCCTGAAACAGTAAATGATAACACAGCAACGCCTCACTATGTGACTGGTCTTTATGTGGCGGGTACCAGAGTAGGCCTAGTATCTAAAGATTCAAATTTTACTGCGGCAGCACCAACATCAACGTTGTTCCCCACAGTGTTCAAAGGCATTACCATGAGCAATTCAGCAGACACAGTGTTTGCTGGTAATGTTAGAAATGGTGGCAACGTGGTAATCACAGCAGCTGGTGCAACCACTGCTATTGTACAGTCTACAGGTGTACTAATTACAGGATTCAACTCAGTAACAGGCAACGTGATTGGTGGAAACATTACCACAGCAGGCTTAGTCACTGCGTCAGGCAACGTCACAGGTGCCAACGTGGTCACAACAGGCTTGGTCACTGTTACAGGCAACGTGATTGGCGGCAACGTTACCACAGCAGGCAATGTGACTGCGGTAGGTCTTGTGAGTGCAGGTGGCAACGTCACTGGCGCCAACATTACCACAGCAGGTGTAGTCACTGCTACAGGCAACATCACAGGTGGAAACATCATAACCACAGCCTTGATGCAGGCCGCCAACGTGTCAGCCACTGCCAACGTGCAAGCTGGAAATTTAAGAACAACTGGACTGGTATCAGCCACAGGCAACGTTACATCAGCAGCCAACGTGGCAGGAACATATTTCATTGGTAACGGTTCACAACTCACAGGCTTGAGCTTGGGTGTGTCGGTTACCAAGTTTGAAAACGGCACATCCAAAGGTGAAGTAAATGCACCCAATGGTAACATTGCGTTCACTGTGGCCGGAACAGCCAACGTGGTGGTGATTGACACCACAACAGTTTATGCCAACGTGGTCAGTGTTCAAAGCATTGCCAAAACAGGATCAAACGGCGTGGGCAACATTGGTTCCAGCGGCAGCTACTTCAATCAAGTGTTTGCCACTGCTACCACAGCCTTGTATGCTGACGTTGCAGAACGCTTTGAAGCTGATGCTTTGCTTGAGCCTGGTACAGTGGTTGAACTAGGTGGACTTAAAGAAATTACAAAAGCCAACCATGATCTAAGCGAAAATGTGTTTGGTGTGATAAGTACAAGACCAGCTTATACCATGAATGGTGGCGCTGGTGAAGATGACACTCACCCTCGAGTGGCCATGACAGGGCGTGTGCCAGTCAAGGTCACAGGTTACGTGAAAAAAGGCGATCGCTTGGTGTCAGCAGGATCAGGACAGGCTCGTGCCGCACAACCTGGAGAAGCTACTGCATTCAATGTAATTGGACGCAGCTTGGTTGACAAACCCACTCCGGAATCAGGTACAATTGAAGCTATAGTGACCATAAACAACTAAGCAGGAAAAAAACACAATGACTTATTCATCAGGTGGATTGATTCAAGCCACAGACTACAACGGTTTTGTTAGCACCAATGCCTCCAACATAAATGACGTTTGGAGTACTGGCGCAAGTGACAAAGGGTATGGACAGAGCGCCGTCTCCACAGTCAGCGCCGCTGGCACTATCACAGCCACACAATGGGCCAGTTTGGTCAATACCTTGAGTAGCCTGGGCAGCCAAACTGGTACCACTCTCACTGCAAGATCAGCGCCCACAGCAGGTACTTTGATTTCAGTATTGGCCGCGGTCAACACTGATATTACCAATGTTACTACCAATCGTAACAACGCCGTAGCAGTGGGATCACAATACACAGGCTGGACCGGAACCAATTCCAAGACCGCGGCCACATCAGGCGCTACTTGGAGCATTGTCTTTACCAACACAGTGACATTTGCCAGTGCAGATGCTGCACGTTATTTTTTCAACGGTGGCGGACTAATCAAACTAGATGTGAGCAAAACAGCCACTGGTGCCCTGGGAGATCCTGAGTGGAACGACTTGGCCGGTACACTGTGCGGAGACATCTATATTTCTGGAGCAGGCACTGCACACACCATTGCGGCTGTATCCTACACAGGTGTAACCAAAGTTGGCGGAACAGGCACACCTGTAACACTACAAAACAGTCTGGGATGGTACAACCTGACCACTAGTGATCAGATCATCTACAAACAATTTGCAGACACAGCACCCTACACCACCAACTTTATCCAACACCAGGCCAAAACAGCCGGTTCGGGGACTCAGTTAGTTATCACTACCACTTGGTCTGCCAGTGACGGTGATCCAATTTCCGGCGGTACAGCACCTACTGGTGCAACTCCGGGCACAGCACCTTGTACTATCTGCACTTATTTTCCCCCAAGCACAACTTACCTAACTTCAGCAAGTTGGGGCACACCAACTGTAGCAGCCACAACTGTTTAACCAAAAGGGGCTGTTGCCCCTTTACTTTTGTCTAAAATTCCCGTATAATAAAGCATGGATACAGATGCCTTGATTGCTCATGCACGAGCACGTTTTGATCACGTTGCCGCAAAACGTGTGCTTAAAGAAAAATACCAAGCCCGTATGTTGTTTGCCCATGCCGGTGGCATGTGGCGGGCTGGCCCTGAACTACTGGCAATACTTCAATCTGTGCCAGTTGAAGACGGCATTGTGATCCTGGACTTGTACGAGAATCCGATAAAAATTAACCCATTGGAACTACAACATCTTACACACAATCGCTGGCAAGAACAAATGAATGCCTGGCTGGTAGAACATGATCAGTTGAGCAAGAAACGATGACACGTGGCGCACTGATATTTGCTTTTAACAATGAACAAACAGACTACTTGGAAATGGCTGCTTGGTCAGCTGAAAATATTCGTAGACACCTCAACATTCCAGTGGCCGTTGTCACAGACCGACCAGACGCAGACTCGGATAGAAGATTTGATCAAGTCATTAGAGCCGTACCTGCAACCGGCGGAACACGTTGGTTTGAGGACTATGAAGCGACTGTGTCTTGGCACAACGCAGGTAGAACTGATGCCTATAATCTTAGTCCGTGGGATCACACGCTTGTACTCGACGCCGACTATGTAGTAGCAGACAGTGATCTAAATCAATTATGGGACCAAGCAGATTTCATGTGCCATAGATTGGCATTTGATATGGCAGGTGGCGAAGGATACTTGGACGAGTTAAACTGTTTTGGTCAACATCGATTGCCCATGTGGTGGGCCACAGTAATGATGTTTAGACGGTCAAACACAGCACAATACATATTTGATTGTATGAACATGGTGCGGGACAATTGGCAACACTACAGAGACTTGTACGGGATTCAAAAAGTAACTTATCGCAATGACTTTGCGCTGAGTATTGCAATAGGCATTGTGTCAGGGCACACATTCAAAGTAGAAGAAATACCTTGGCCCTTGGCCAGTGTCCTGCCCAGCACAAAGTTAGAAAAATTAGATCAAGATCATTACAGATTAGAATACAAAACTGCCAATCGCAAACCTTACCAAATGACATTTGGTAGTTATAGTTTTCATGCCATGGGCAAACGATACTTAGGAGACATAGTTGAAACCGATCGCAGAGCAAGGCTACTTGATAGTAGCACACAACACCAAAGAAGTTGACTACGTTGACTGTGCCCGTACCTTGGCCAAAACGATCAAATACTGGCATCCGGATGCACAAATCTGTTTGTTGACCAACGAAGAACTGGGACCTGATGGGTTGTTTAATTATGTACACAAATTTCCGTTCCCGCTGAGTGAAAACCCCTATGCCAATGACTGGCAAGTGTTTCAGGCTACCCCGTTTCGAGAAACAATCAAACTAGAAGCAGACATGATGATTACCAGCGCAATTGACTACTGGTGGACCATGTTACGCAATCGTGATGTGGTAGTAAGCACCGGGTGCAGAGACTGGAAAGACCAACGTGCTGTTGCACGTCACTACAGAAAAGTATTTGACGCAAACAATCTCCCCGACGTGTACAACGCTATCACATATTGGCGTAGATCAGAAACTGCACAAGAGTTCTTTGCCACTGTGCGTAACATATTTGAAAACTGGGACCAGTTCAAAAAGCTACTGAAGTTTCCCGAAGATGTACCGTCAACAGATGTAGTGTATGCCATGGCCGCAAACATCATTGGTCCAGAACTGTGTACCATGCCGTTTGCTGACTATCCAA